TTATCACTTGATCAAGCACTAAGAGAAAAGGTCGACTTTAATAAAACTAGACCAGAAAAACACGGGGTACGATTTTAATGTCAGTAACAATAGAAGAAGTATTGGCTCAACTTAATCCTAAGTTGCGTAAGACAATTATGACTGGAGACACAATTCCAGCAACTGAGTATGCAGAGACACCTAGTTTTGGATTAAACCGTGCACTAAATGGAGGACTTCCATATGGAAGACAGGTTTTGATTTGGGGTAGTAAGTCAAGTGCTAAGTCATCTCTATGTTTGCAGATGATAGGGTTAGCACAAAAAGAAGGCAAGACCTGCGCTTGGATTGATGCTGAAATGTCATACGATAAAGGTTGGGCAGAAAAACTTGGAGTAGATACGTCTAAACTAATTGTTTCTCAGTGCAGAACAATTAATGAAATGGTGGACATTGGTACACACCTAATTACTGCTGGTGTTGACATAGTTGTGGTAGATAGTATAACTTCACTTTTGCCAGCAATTTATTTTGAGAAAGATTCGGAAGAATTAAAGCAACTAGAGAATACTAAGCAAATTGGTGCAGAGTCACGTGACTTTTCAAATGCATGGAAGATGATTAATTATGCTAATAACAAAGTAAAGCCAACACTATTTGTTTTAATTTCACAATCAAGAAACAATATCAATGCTATGTACACAAGCCAACAGCCTACAGGTGGGCAGGCAACAAAGTTTTATTCATCTACAGTCATTAAACTATTTTCTTCAGAGTCCGATAACCAAGCAATTAAGGGAAAGATTAAGGTTGGAGACAAGTTGATTGAGGAAAAGGTTGGAAGAAAAGTAAGATGGGAATTGCAGTTTTCAAAAACATCTCCAGGATTTCAGTCAGGAGAATATGACTTTTACTTTAGGGGAGACGAAGTTGGAATTGATTCAATTGGAGACTTAGTTGACACTGCAGAAGCATCAGGACTTGTAAATAGAACTGGCGCTTGGTATCAGTTAGATGATGGAACCAAGGTTCAAGGTCGTGATGGATTTATTTCTCGTGTAAGAGAAGATATAACATTGCAAGAAGATCTAAAGAAGAAACTGTCAAATGGCTGAAAAAGATTTTAAAACATATGCTGGAAAGTTTAGTTGCAAAAAATGTGATGAAGTTGTCACAGAGTTAAGACTGTGGACCTTAAGTGGAGATTCTACTTGGATGTGCAGTAAAAAACATATATCAAAGGTTTCATTAATACCAAGTAAAAAAAAGAAAAGAGACTTTGAGAATGAGTGAAAGATCAGAATCAAAAAGAATAAATGCTAAACAGCATAAGAATTCTGGCAGAAACAATACCAAGGGCGACGCTTCTTGGAATAACTTTGTTTTAGATTTTAAAGAATGCTCAAAATCTTTTACACTAAATCAAGATGTGTGGGCTAAGATTGTTACTGATGCACTAAAAAAAAGCATGGATCCAGCGCTTGTTATTGTTTTAGGCGAGGGTACACAAAAGGTACGCCTTGCTATAATTGAATTAGAGATGTTAGAACAGTTAGTAGAAGGAGAATAATATGTCAGACACAACAGGTCCAACAACGCTTGAAATGGTTAATGGTTTGGCAGAAATTGCTGAATTCATGGAAGATGAAGAATTGACAACTGCCTTAACAATGATTGCTAAGTTAATCATTAAGCCAGATATCCCTGCTCCAGTAGCAAGCATTGAAATTGTTAGGCTTCAGGCTATTGCAGCAAAACTAGCACTAAAGGCTACATGGATGGCCAATGTTGATAAAAATAATAGGGCAAAGAAAAACATTTATTATACGGCAGCAGAAGCAGTGAATGACTTGGTATCAGCGCTTAAATACATAATGCGCTAACCTGGTATACTTATATAAACAAGAGAGAAGAAAATGACAAAAAGTTTATTACAGCAGGTTATGTTGAAGTCTAACAAGAAGAGTACCATCATTGATTCTGATGCCCTAATTGAAAAGATTAAGTCTGGATACGTTGTAAACCGTGGTCCAAAGTTTCAAACAAAGAAAACTTTTGCTCCATCAACTATTGCATATTCACACGGTGAGTGTCCAAGATACTGGTATCTAGCGTTTGAGGGTGCAGTATTTGAAGACAATGCCGATGCCTATGGTGCAGCAAATATGACTGCTGGAACACTATCTCATGGAAGAATCCAGGATGCAATGATGAACTCTGGAGTTGCAAAAATCTACAGAGATGATGACAATAATCCAACAACAGAATTTAAAGTAAGAAATGATGATCCACCAATATTTGGATATGGTGATGTTATGCTGGACTGGGAAGGCGAAGAAATTCTTGGTGAGATTAAGACAATGCTCAACGAAGGATTTGAATATAGAAAAAATTCTATGAAGCCAAAGACTGGACACTTAATTCAGTTATTAATTTATATGAAAATATTTAAGAAACAAAAGGGTGTTCTTATTTATGAAAATAAAAATAACCATGAACTGCTAGTACTTCCAATTGAGGTAAATGACTATTACAGACAGTGGATTGATGGAACATTCCAGTGGATGCGTGATGTCAGAAAAGCCTGGATGGATAAGACTTTGCCAACAAAAAACTACAGATCTAATTCTAAAATATGTAAGACATGTCCAATTCAAAAAGCATGTGTTGATGCTGGTGAAGGCGTAATTAAAATCAAATCACTTGAGGGGCTTAGTGAAACTGTGTAGCCGTTGCGACATATACTTTAATCCAAGAGTAACCTATCAGATATACTGTAGCGAATCTTGCAGAACTGAGGCAACAAAAGAAAAAATTGCAGAAAGATATCAAATATCTAGAAGACAAAAACGTATTGGCAAAATAAGAAAATGTTTGGGTGGATGTGACACAACACTATCCATATACAATGACTTTGGATTTTGTGCAAATTGTAATGTTAGTAAAAAGCAAGTTGAGAAAATGATAAAAGAAATAAAAGGATTTTTTGATTATGAACAAGACTAAGTGGGGAGCAGAAGTGCAGCCAGAAAGAATTTGTGCTATTGACGCTAGTACCAACAGTCTTGCCTTTGCAGTTTTTTCTGGAAAAGACTTGAAAGAAGTTGGTAAGATAAACTTTGAGGGCCATGATATCTATGCAAAGGTTGGCAATGCAGCAAAAAGAACTAATGCATATTTTGAAACTATAATGAAGGCAGATGCAATAGTTATTGAGCATACTGTATTTATGAATAGTCCAAAAACTGCTGCAGACCTAGCACTTGTTCAGGGAGCGCTTCTTGGTGCTGCTGCTATGTGTGGCATAAACATTGTTGGCAAAGTGTCACCAATTACATGGCAAAACTATATTGGAAACAAGAAGATCTCGAAAGAAGAGCGTTCTATTATCGTTGCTAGAAACCCTGGTAAATCAGAGTCATGGTATAAAACATACGAAAGAAACCTAAGAAAGCAAAGAACAATAGACTTTATAGAGTTTGAGTATAATAAGGTTGTTACTGATAATGATGTGGCTGATGCCTGCGGAATCGGTCACTGGGCAATTAATAACTGGAACAAGGCTATTGGAGTTGACAAATAACATTATGCCTGGTAAACTATATACAAGCGAGGTTTGGTTACGCAAAAGATTTTTAATGGATAAAAAAAGTCCAGAAGAGATTGCAAAAGAGTGTGGATCAAGCGTAGAAACTATCTATGTTTATCTTGCTAAATTTGGATTAAGGAAGTCAAGAAGATGAGTGATAATCTACATATTACGGTTGATCAAGTAAATCATCCACAACACTACATAAACGATCCTTCTGGTGTAGAGTGTATTCAGATTACAAGACATCGCAACTTTAATATTGGTAATGCATTTAAATATCTTTGGAGAGCAGGACTTAAGGATGAGTCAAAGACTATCCAAGACCTTGAAAAAGCAATCTTTTATATTAAAGATGAAATAAATAGATTAGAGGGCAAGTATGTCAACTGAAATAGATTTAATAAATCATCTTGATGAGATGAATACTGTAGTCACAGAGTATTTAAAAGGAAGCGATCCAACAAAGATCTCTAAGGATTTAAGCATTCCTAGAGTTAGGGTTGTTGCTCACCTTGATGAGTGGAAATTAAGTGCTTCTAATAATTCAGCGATCCGTGCTCGTGCAAAAGACGCTTTAGCAGGTGCAGATGCCCACTACAGTAAATTAATATCAAAATCATATGAAGTAATTGATGAAGCATCAATGACAAATAATCTTGGTGCAAAAACTGCAGGCATTAAATTGGTTATGGATATTGAGTCAAGGCGTATAGACATGCTACAAAAGGCTGGTCTTCTTGAGAATAAAGAGTTAGCAGAAGAGATGGTTGAGATTGAGCGTAGGCAAGAAGTCTTAATTGGTATACTGAGAGATGTTGCATCAGAGCATCCAGAAATTAGAGATATTATTATGCAACGACTTTCAGTTATTGCAAAAGAAGGAGAAGTGATTACAGTTGTCCACGATGTTCAATGATTTCTTTGAAGTTTTAAAAGAAAATCATTTTATTGAGAAGCCAGTAGATGCAAAGACATTTGTTGAGTCTCCAGAATATCTTGGCCAGCCACAACTTTCTGATATACAATATCAAATTGTAGAGGCAATGAGTCAAATCTATCGTAAAGAAGATTTACAAGATTTGATGGGCGATGTAGAAGGACTTGCATATTTTAATAAGTTTACTAAAAATGAGATTATTCTGCAACTTGGCAAGGGATCTGGTAAAGACTTCGTATCTACAGTAGCATGTGCATATACAGTGTATAAACTACTATGTCTTAAAGATCCAGCAATATATTATGGAAAGCCTGCAGGAGATGCTATTGATATTATTAACGTTGCTATTAATGCTCAACAGGCTAAGAACGTTTTCTTTAAAGGGTTTAAGTCAAAGATTGAAAGATCCCCTTGGTTTGCGGGAAAGTATAACGCTAAAGCAGACTCAATTGACTTTGATAAATCTGTAACTGTATATTCTGGACACTCAGAAAGAGAGTCTCATGAAGGTTTGAACTTGTTTATGGCAGTGCTTGATGAAATTTCTGGTTTTGCATCTGAGGTTGGAACTGGAAACGAACAAGGAAAGACTGCAGAAAATATCTACAAGGCATTTCGTGGTACCGTTGACTCTCGTTTCCCAGATCTTGGAAAGGTTGTTCTGCTTTCATTCCCAAGATATCAGGGTGACTTTATTTCTCAAAGATATGAATCAGTTATTGCAGAAAAAGAAACTATTGAAAAAAAGCATGTCTTCATTATAAACGAAGAACTTCCGCATGACGATCCTGGTAATCAATTTGAAATTTCTTGGGAAGAAGATACAATTATTTCATACAAGATTCCAAAGGTTTTAGCATTTAAAAAGCCTACATGGGAAGTAAACCCAACAAGAAAAATTGACGACTTTAAGATTGCATTTTATACAGACCTTGCAGATGCAATGATGAGATTTGCATGTATGCCAACATACTCTTCAGATGCATTTTTTAAAGATAGAACAAAACTTGAAAAGGTTATGACACTTAGAAATCCAATAGATAACTTTAAAAGGTTTGACGAATCCTTTACCCCTGATCCAGATAAAACATATTATATTCATGCAGACCTTGCACAAAAGCATGACAAGTGTGCAGTTGCTATCGCACACGTTGATAAGTGGGTAAACATTCAGGTAATTAAAGATTATGAACAGGTTGCCCCAATGGTAATCGTTGATGCTGTTGCTTGGTGGGAGCCAAGGGCAGAGGGTCCTGTTAATTTATCTGAAGTTAAACAATGGATCATAAATCTTAGAAGACAGGGTTTTAATATTGGAATGGTTTCTTTTGACCGTTGGCAATCCTTTGATATTCAAAATGAGTTGCAGGCAGTTGGAATTAGAACTGAAACTGTTTCTGTTGCTAAAAAACACTACGAAGATCTTGCTATGATGATATATGAAGAGCGTGTTGCAATACCTATGATCCCTATACTGTTAGAAGAGATGTCAGAACTTAAGATAATGAAAGGCAATAGAGTTGATCACCCACGTAAAAAATCTAAAGACTTGGCTGATGCTCTTGCTGGAGCAGTCTTTGGAGCAATTTCACACACACCTAAGACTACTAATACAATCATAGATGTCCATACTTGGTCTTCATCCTCTGCTCAACTTGCAGAGAAGAGACGGAGTATGGTAGAATTAGAATCTAGGCAAATGCCTGGGGAGGTCAAGGATTTCCTTGACAGATTTAACCTAATATAAAATACAAGGAGAAATAACGAATGAATTCATTCAAGAAAATCGCACTAGCCATGGTTGCAGCCATGACTTTGGGCATGGTAGCCGTAGCACCTGCAAATGCTACAGTAATGACAGTATCAGTAGTACTAAATACAACAGGAAATACTACTAATGGTGTAATCTCTACACCTGCTACATTGCCAGTCCCAGAAGATAACACAATTGATGCAACAGATGCATTAAAGTTTGTAGCAACAGTTGCAACAGGAACATCAGTTACTGCAGTAGCAACCAACGCAACAATCGTATCTGCACTACATCAAGCAGCAGCACCAGTAGGAGCAACTTCAGGATCATCATCTTTGACAATTGCAACAGGAACTGGAAACACTGCAACATTTTATGTCTACACAAAGACAACAGCAATTGGTACTGTTGTAATCAACAACGGCGGAACAACTCTTACGTACTATGTACAGGGAACTGCTGGAAAGATTAACAACCTAACAGTTGCAGCACCTACAGCGGGTGCAGCAGGAACAAAGCAGGACATCGTTGTAACTGCAACAGATGCATTTGGAAACAAGGTATCTGGTAAGTCAATTACTGGAACAGTATTTGCTGCAACAGCAGTACTAGACACAGCAACAATTGTAACTGGTGTTACACTTACAGATTTTGGAACAGCAACCTTCAAGGCAACTCTTCCAACAACAGGAACACGCTCACTTATTACATTTGCCCCAACAACATCATCTGATGCTGTTTCAGCAGCAGTAGTAGGTTTGACTGCTCCAACACTTGCACCATTCGCAGAGATTGCAGTTCGTGATCTAGTATCAGAACTTGCTTCTGAGAAGGCTGCAAAAGATGCAGCAATTGCTGCTAAGGCTGCAGCAGATGCTGCAGTTGTAAAGGCTAACGCTGATGCTGCTGCTGCACTAGCAACAGAGAAGGCTGCTTCTGCTGCTGCACTTGCTGCTGAAAAGGCTGCTTCTGCTAAGGCACTGGCTGATGCAAAGACTGCTTCAGATGCAGTTATCCTTGCTAAGGATGCAACTATCGCTAAGTTAACAGCAGATAATGCTGCTGCACTTAAGTCAATCAAGGATGCTTTCAATACACTTGCAAAGAAGTGGAATGTAAAGAATCCAAAGGCTAAGGTTACTTTAGTCAAGTAATTAGTCCAACAATTAGGGGAGCCATTAATTTGGCTCCCTTTTTTGTTATATTATTATGTCTAATTGAATAATTTGATATAATAAAGATAAGGAGAGTCCACCACTTGAATAAACTCTTACGTATATCTACAGTTCTTTTTCTTGCTTTTGGATGGTTATTTATAGCACCAACAGAAGCAAGTTCAGACGACCCATTAACAGTTGCAGCCCAAGAAATTGAAGAACTTAACAATAGTATAGATGACCTTGGCTATAAGGATGAATTCATATCTTTAATTGAAGAGGCAGAAAGTAAGTATGATCTTGCTGTATCTGCAAAAGAAACCCAGACTCAAACCTCTGACCTATATGATGACTCCCTTGACGCAGAAACCACGGCACTTGAAGAAAAAATCTTAGCCCTATCAGCAGTAGATGGACAAACAGCAACAGTAGCCACTGCTTTAACTAATAAGAATGATGCCTATGATGCTCTTGGTGTGGCCAATATTAATCTACAAACAGCCCAGCAAGCCTTAAATAGTGCTGGTGTATCAGGTTTGGCATACAATGTTTATAGTTTAATTAGGGTTGATGGCCTTGCAGCCACAGATGAATTCTTATGTAGTGGAACACTAAATGGAAACTATATGACTCGCCCAGTTTGTGGTAATAGATATGAAAACTTTATAGTTAAATTTA